TTGCACAGGACGTGGTGCTGATGTTTGCACAGTCGGAGGTGCGGATGTTTGCACGGGACGCGGTGCGGATGTTTGCACAGGACGTGGTGCTGATGTTTGCACAGTCGGAGGTGCGGATGTTTGCACAGTCGGAGGTGCGGATGTTTGCACAGTCGGAGGTGCTGATGTTTGCACAGTCGGAGGTGCTGATGTTTGCACAGTCGGAGGTGCTGATGTTTGCACAGGACGTGGTGCGGATGTTTGCACAGTCGGAGGTGCTGATGTTTGCACGGGATGTGGTGCTGATGTTTGCACACGAGATGTGTGTATCGTTGGCGATACAGTCGGAGGTGCGGATGTTTGCACACGAGATGTGTGTATCGTTGGCGATACAGTCGGAGGTGCTGATGTTTGCACAGGACGTGGTGCTGATGTTTGCACGGGATGTGGTGCTGATGTTTGCACACGAGATGTGTGTATCGTTGGCGATACAGTCGGAGGTGCTGATGTTTGCACAGGACGTGGTGCGGATGTTTGCACACGAGATGTGTGTATCGTTGGCGATACAGTCGGAGGTGCGGATGTGGACAGAGGAATAGTCATAACATTTTCATTTTTTTTCCTACAATATACATTAGTAACCGTATTATCGCTGGTCCATATCCATTCCGCTTGAAGATTTATTTCTCGGCGCTCGGTCTCAAAAATCTGAAAGCTATTATTTTGATAATTCTTACCAAACGATGTAGCCATCCTCCATTCACTATCATCATAATCATAAGTAAACCAATCAATGGGGGGAACTTTGCTTGCCGTGTTTGAAAAATCAGCACACTTCCAATCTTCGTACCTTGTATAGTCCTCGCCATCATTCATGTCCATAATAAATCCATTTAAAAGTCCAGCATATTGACCACTAATACCATTAAAGGCAATTATTTTCGGACTCTCGTCGTATATATCCGGATAAAACTTCTTTGTAGCATTCCACCCAGTTTCGAGGTAATCAAATGTTTCTACTTTTGTATTATCAGGTTGAATATATTTACCATCTACATATAATGAGTAGTCACACTCACATGCAATATATATTGGGTATTGTATCATTCCACCACTCGACGGTGTAAATAAGTTTACAGGAATCGCATAAATATTGCGACAAGCATTAAATAACCCCATAAACATTAGCGTATTTAAAAACAAAGAACGCATACTGTTAAAGACCATCTATCATACTTATAACATATATTTTAATTCCTTTATATCAATTTTAAAAAGGTATAAAACGGTATAAAACGGTATATTTTTTAATAGGATAGATATATACATAAATACTATGGAAACATCTTTATTGTGGTTTGTTTTAGAAAATCCGGAACAAATATATAAATTATATAGTATAATAAATCATAAATCGTTAACTGAATTTTTATTATTTCATAATGGTACAATATTGTCTAGTGAAATATTCTCATTTTTAGATGACAACAATATAAATTCTAAATTATATCACGACATAGAAAAGGCATTAAATGACGAATTTCCGTGTATTACGTTTTTTAAAAATAATATAAATACCATTATACTACTTTACCATATATCCCGAAACAATATAAGTAAAATAATAGTGGACATAGATGAAAATGATACTAGACCCGACGTATATGATATAGTATCAAAGTGTAAGGACGTCCATTTTTTTTATCCAAATTTAATAATAGAAATATACACATCCGAAAAGACAGATGAAGAGTATAACGACGAAATATTCAGTAACGTGTCTAGTATATTCTGTAGAAATATTATGACATATAATTACTTTGTAACAACAAAATCGCTACAAAGTAGTTATAAAAAGTTTCCTAAATTATTTTATGTAAAGTTTTCAGAAATGCACGATGGACAAGATTATCCCAGGAAGTTCTTAAAAAATAAATACAACAGGGGTATAACTTTTGGAACATTCGACTTGTTCCACTTTGGACATGATAATATATTAAAAAGATGTAGAAATTTTTGCGACTATCTTTGTGTTGGTTTATCGAGTGATGAGTTAAATGAAAGAAAGGGGAAAACCAGCATAGATGATTACGAAAAACGAAAAAACATGATTCGGTGTATGCAATATGGAGACGAAATTTTCAAAGAAGAGAGCCTTGAACTAAAAAACGAGTATGTAATTGAGACGGGTGCTGAAATATTAATGATGGGGGATGACTGGGTTGGTGCATTTGATTGGGTATCATGTCATGTGGTGTATATGGAGCGTACGCCAAATATTTCAACGACGATATTAAAAGCGCAACTAAATAAAGATAACACATAATATGCATTAACATAAAAAAATAAAAATATATTATAAAATTGATTTATAAATATGATATCATATAGTATATACATATCGACCACATTTCATTACTGCGCCCATTCATCAAATTAACTATAATTCCAAAAAATGACAGAAGAGACTACTAGCTGTTATGACGTCGTCACCTCTAGTTCGGATAATAATGCATTGCGCGAAAAATACCGCAATCGGACGTTAATCAATGAGAGATATATATTCGAAAAGAAAATTGGCATGGGTAGTTTTGGTTCAGTGTATAGAGGAAGGAATATTATATCGAATGATGGTGTCGCGATTAAATTTGAAGCAACTACTGCGAAACTTCCGACACTTTTATGGGAGTCAAAGATATTGAATCATTTGTCCGGAACACCCGGTGTTGTAAAGTTGAGATATTTTGGAGTAGAATCAAATAAAAATATAATCGTGATGGATCTATTTTCGCATAATTTGGCAGAAGAGATAAAGAGACTGAAGACGGTCGTTGTCGTGGGTTCTAATTGTAAAACAAAAATCGAAAATACCGACTCGGGGTCTCAAGAAGAAATAATACTCGATAAAGATAATATAAACACTGAAACGAATATTTCTAGTGAACCTGATAAGCAAGCTGGCATGGATGTTTCGACTCATACTAAAAGTCCGGATAGTAGCGCGAGCGACAAAGGTGTGAACAATAGACCCAATGGTTTGGAAAGACCAGATGGTCTGGAAAGACCGGATGGTTTGGAAAGACCGGATGGTCTGGATGATTATATAAAAAAGTTACCACCATACACAAAGGAGGTTATTGGTTATTTGATAGAAATGTTACAGATTATTAGTAGAGTACATGATGCTGGTATTGTTCATCGTGATATAAAACCGGAAAACTTTATGATATGTTTTCCGAAATCGGATAGTGAATCGAAAGAAACCGATTGTAAAATGTTACGTATAATAGACTTTGGTCTTTCGAAGTTTTACAAAAAGGGCGATAAGCATGTTATAAATACGAGCGATAGGTCAATTGTTGGAACGATGCGTTATATTAGCACGCACATACACGATGGTAATGTTTATTCGAGACGCGATGATATAATTTCAATCATGTATGTTTCGATCTATTTATTAAAAGGCACTCTACCTTGGTGCGGAATGTCTCCCAAGAAAGATGATAAACTAACGAAGGAACAAATGGTGTATAATAAAAAGGTACAAGCTACGCCGAATGAGGTGTGCGAAGGTCTTCCTGCCTTATTTATGAAGTTGTTGGAATATGCATATAGTTTAGAATATGAAGAGAAACCGGACTACTTATATATGATACGACAATGTAAACTTTTGATGCGGGTATTATAGCAACATTAAACGGTGATTAATAATTAATAAATAATAAATTCTTAAAAATACTTAAAGCCATGACACATATTATAGTATCATCGATTACAATGAGTATTGCGAGTTTTTCTGTTACATCAGCCCCTGTTCGTCTTACTGGGCGCGTGAAGTGGTTTAATAACAAGACAGGTTTTGGGTTTATTTCGGTCGTTGGAGGAAACGATCAGTACAAGGATGCCAGCGAGGTCTTTGTTCACCACTCGGCGGTTATGGTAAGTCAGGAGCAATACCGTTATTTGGTAGAGGGAGAGTATGTGGAGTTTTCTGTGGTAAACACCGAGACGGGTGACCATAAGTTTCAGGCGAGTGATGTTCGAGGTGTGAAGGGAGGCAAGTTGTTTTGCGAGACTCGCCATGAACATCGTGCAACCCAGTTGGGCGCGGATGGTGATAAAAGAGGGAGCTCACATGTGCGCGGTCGTGGTGGACGCGTTGATGGAGGCGATCGTGGAGGCGATCGTGGTGGACGTGGTGGACGTGGCGGTCGCGAAGGAAGTGAATGGATGCTTGTTCGCCGTGATCGCGTTGAGTCGTCTGATTCACGCGAACATCGCGGATATGGGCGTGCGCGTAGAGATGAGTATTCTGAGCGCCCAAATCGTTCAGAGAAACATTCTTCTCAGTCTCGTTCTCCCGATTCCGCAAAAGGACCAGGGTCGACTCAGGTTCAGACTCAAGTACCAGCACCCGTGTTGGTAACACAGGATGTAGATAGTATCGGCGATGTTCCAGCGACCCCTCGTGCTGGTTCTAAGAAAGCACCTCGTCAGTCTAAACCGTCTGCTTAAACGACTATATATGAAGCCATATAAACCACACAAGCAAGTCGGGCTATATATTATATTTTAAATTAATTTGTTAGTACTTTGCATGTTTCTAACAAATTAATTCCATATCCGATTCCATATCATTTTTTCATAGTTAAATACAACTTTCTTATTTTTTGTTTTTTCGATAAATATTTACTTCTTTTTACTAGAGAATATTTTTTTCCATGGAATCTTAGTAGCTTGGGTTTTTTTTTACATGTAAACGCGCTGTGTCGAAGTCCTTTGCGACGAAAGACGGCATCGGTGCAAATACCGGTTGCACGAGCCTCATCGGACTCTGACTCACTAGAACCGGCGGCTTTAACATTTTTAATACATTTGCATAATTTTTGGGCAAGAATTTCTTCTGCCTTACTTTTTATTTGCTTCGACGATTCCGATAAAGAAAATGGTATATTATAATAATTTAATATTTTTTCATAATCACTTTTAGTTAAAATCCCCATAAGTGTTTAGTTATATTAAAGTTATATTAAAATTAGATAATATTTCTTTTATATATAAAATTATATATTTATATATTTATATTTTATATTTGTTTTAAATGCCTAAAATACTAAAAAACATTAAAAAAAAAGTTGTTGTTTTTGATTTAGATGAAACATTGGGACATTTTGGAGAGTTGGGAAGTTTTTGTAATTTAATAGACGAATTCTATAAAAATTCAAATAAGTCATATAGCATTTTTAACGAACTAGTGGATTTATACCCCGAGTTTATTAGACCCAATATTATGAATATTTTGAAATATTTGTTGCAAAAAAAGAAAGAAAATAAATGTCAAGCTGTTATGATTTATACAAATAACACCGGTGAACGCAAATGGGCAGAACACATTAAGGGTTATTTTGAACACAAGTTAAATTCGAAAATATTCGAACAAATTATAGCTGCTTTTAAAATAAACGGGAAAATTATTGAAATAAATAGAACATCTTACGATAAAAGTGTAGACGACTTCATTCGATGTACTAAACTACCATCCGATATTGAAATATGCTTTATCGACGATGTGTTTCACCCCAAAATGAGTACCGATAATGTATACTATATTCATGTAAAAGAATATAAAAATCTTTTGCCCGGCAGCGAAATGATAAAACGGTTCTTACATTCGCCTCTTTCAAATGACCTAAAAAATAAAGATGAATTCAACCAGTTTTCCGCGTTTAAATTAAAATACAATGTAGAAGAAAAAAATAAACACGAACACGATATAGACATAATTGTTAGTAAAAAAATGTTGGAACATATAAAGGATTTTTTTGAGAGAGATGAACCGGTTATGAAGCTGAAATCAAACAACAAAAACCAAAAATCTTTCAAAAAAAATAACAAGTCGGGTAATAATAAAACGCTTAAAAATAAATAAATAAAATAATTTTATATATCGAATGGAGCTCATGGCTCTCTATTGTGTTTTTTCAAGTGCGCGTTCAAGTGCGCGCGCATGCTTCTTCGTTTTTTTGTGACTGTTCATATTAAATAACTGAACCTCGCAACCACACTCGCACATGATTTTTGTCCTCGCCTTCTCCAGAATTTCTTCTCTTCTTTTTTGATAATAGTCCTTGTTATAGTTTTTTATCTTATCCCCTTGTTCTCTATTGTAGTTTTTCTGATATTCTAATTTTTTATCTCTATTCTTATAATAGTATCCGCATTTTCCATTGTCACCATCCACCGTGTCCCTTTCCACAATTTCACCGTTTGTACCGGTTGTACTATTATTATTATTATTAATATCAATATCGGTATTGTTCGTTTCATTTTGAACTCCTGCCAACGTGTTCTCAGTCCCAGTATTCTCACTCTTTGCATTCAAAATGCGCGACATTGAGGAGAAATCGATTTTAATTTTTTTCAGCCTTCGAATGCCCACTTTTGACCCCGAGTGGTTGTCACAGTCACAGGAAGGCATATTGCATATAACAGGTGAAGAAGCCATCTTTGGTTTCTATATTTCTTTTACTTAAGAATATACCGTGTTTTTTTGTTTCAATTTTTTGTCACTCCCTAAAGTAACCAAAATAAAAAACACGGTAATTTATTGTCCATCAATATTATAAAATGTGTTATTAGCGTCTGCTGTGCCCTCGGTGTCTTCTTGATTTTCTACGCACCGAAGTTTTGCGACGTTTATGTGATTTTCTTTTTATACGTCTTCGTTTTTTGGTCGAACCACCACCCGATTGAGAAAAGGCGTACCCTTTTGATTTATTACCCATGTCGTTGTGGTTGTTGTTGGTGTTCTTATTCTTGTTCTTGTCGGCGTCGGTTAATATAAGAAGGGGGGTGGGAGTGTCACTTTTAGATTTTCCTTTACCTTTTTTTGTTAATATCCATTTTTTCAAGTCTTCATAACTACGATCTCCTTTATAATATTCGGGAGCATTGTGCTTTTTTGGATGAAAATACAATATAGTAGGAAACCCAGAAACGGAAGGATTTATACCATGTTTTTTGAACATGTCCATACTACCGCTTTCGACTGCTCCTAAAATAATTTCATTTTTATGTTTTTCTTTTAGTTCTGTTATTACTTTATTCCACGCCGGCTTCATGGTTTCACAGTGCCCGCACCCGTTCATATAAAATAATACAATACCGTGTTTTTTCTTGAATTCCATAATTTCAGATTCGGATAATATTTTAGGTTCGTTATCATTTCCAAACATTTGTGTGTTATATAATTAACAAATATTATTTATATAACATATGTTACAATATTTTTTTATAATAAAATAATATATAAACGATGTTAAAAAATTTATCCATCATTTTTTTATTTATAATGGTTACATATTTTGTATTAAATTATACATCGGCAAACTTTAAAGAAGCCTTAACAATGCCGGGAGGTAATACGAATTGCCCGAATGTTTTAATACAAAAAGGGGCGCTTCTTTATTTATATAATTCCAAGAAAAAGGAAGTCCCCGGTGTAAATCCGGTTATATTCAATAATTTAGAAGAATATGTAGAGTTTGTCGAATTTCAGCGCGCAACGGGAACTATATGTCCTGTATTATACCTGCAACACTCAAATGATGCCGATGGTAAAGAATCCTATAAAATTCGCCCCGGTCCTACAAATTTATTAGGCGGTTTAAGTGGCGTTCCTGCTTCCGGTTTTCCTTCTAGCCCACCACCACGAAAACAAGTTACCCCTTTACTAGATGCATCACACGAACAACCCCCCTTTAATGTCAACTCTTACCCCGGTTATAATTATTCAGATACCGATCAGGGTGATTTTACCCCCGACATGATGCTTGATTATATTGCGCAGTCAACGGGGCTTAGTCCAAATCCGATGGACTCGAATTGGGGAGGCGCGGATTTTACACAAACACTTGTCGAGAAGGGTTATTATACGGATGACAAAAAGTAAAAAAAGTAAGTCAATGCGCCGACTATTTACCAGCACATAAAAACTTTTTGATGTTATCGACACAATTTTTATTAATTTTTCGGGTACTGCCTAATTCGGTCTTTATCATAAACGTGTTTAAACACGCCGGATCTTTTTCAAGTTGATATAAGAGATTTTGCACTGTCTTATATTCACTCATAAGTTGTATAGCCGTTTTCGAATTTATACCGGGTATACAAGATAACATGATTATATTTATATTTTCCGGAGTTATATATTCATTTTTTTCCTTGTGACCTTTAAGAACACTACAATATTTTTCACTTTCTTCCACCTCTGCTCCCACCTCTGCCACCATCTCTGCCCCCACATCTGCTCCCACCGCTGCTCCCGCAACCGACCCATCGAGGTCATAATACGGTTTTCGATTTTTTTCATTTATAAGCGTTTTATTATATTTATCGGCAAAAAAAACAATTGTATCCGCAGTTTCACATATTGTATTTGTTCTCAATACCGAAAACCCCTTATAATATAAAAGCGAGAACATAGTACTAATAAGTGTTTTTTTCGTAATGTGCGTTCGTTTTTCGTTGTATCGTTCGATGTCTCCTTCAATAATATAAATGATATTGTGGTTATGTGTAGGTTCTTTATTTAAGCGAAATGATTGTTCATTGTATCTACCATCTTTAATACTTGCAGCCAAATCTGTAAGCGTTTTTCTTTCGAAGATTACGATAGGATTTCCCGATTCATCTTCAAAAACAATGTCGCCAATATGAAGCTGTTCTATTTTCATTTTATGGAATTTCGCATTTTCTCTCGGTTCTGTTACGCCTCCTTGTACAATATGATTACTCGCCTCAACGTTCTCAAACATATGAAGCGGGACTAAGCAGCCATTATTGTTCTTACTTAATGAACGTTCGCGCGTAGATGTAGGCGACTCTAATAACTGCGCTTCTATTCTTCTCTCAATCAATGGTATTAAATCCGTCTCGCGATTATCTATTTTTATTATTATGCCAGATGAAGACATTCGTCTATGTGTCTATGTATGTATCCGTTTCTTGCGTATATATAATATGTCTCTTATTTTTTAAATTGTTTATTTACATATATAATAACTATATGATACACGCGGTATATGGTACGACCGATACACCGCATATAGTTGTTATAGAGATGATAAATGACCTTGATAAATGGCGTTACAACTTGGGTCCAGCGTGACGAGGGGCATTATAGTACTGTCTGAAATTAAATAAATAGTTGGGATTTGCTGCAGGAACAGCGATATGTGATCTCTGTGCAAAGGACGTCATGAACCCTGTTGCGCTTGGTTGAGCTCCACCCTTCTTCATTCCGCCACCATTATTTGTATTTGTGTTAATACCGTCGGTTGATCCAGGTCCGCTAAATAATACACGTCGAGCTATAGCCGAACGACCATTTCTACTTCTTGGTCCATTTTTTTGAGGCATTTTTCTATATAATCTTATAATATTAAATTTAAAAGATTATATTGGATTGAATTTTATATTGAAATAAAATAGTAAATATTTTAAACATATCTCTGGTAACCATTGCCAAAAAGACGATCTATACCAGGTTGATGACTCATTCTTCCGATACCACCTGCACCCTTGTTGTAGGTAATCAAACCCTTCCTCTGCAAATAAGCAAAACCTTCTTTGCATCCCGCGGGAATACACTTGTCGTTGCAATAACTGGTCTGCTTCTTGTATACCGCAGCGTTAATTGACAGTATGCCTATCGTTGAAGGCAACCCACCCATACTTCCAAAAATACATCCTTTGTTGGGCATTGAACCTACCGTCGTTCTTACTCTTTTACCACTGGTGTTTCCCATTCCTACCATTTTATGTTTTATATATATCCTAAATATTTTATTTTTATAAGTTGGTTTTATAAATATTTATTATTTTATAAATATTTTTAAAGTAAGTTAAATTGAAATGATTTAAAGTTAAATTTATAATAATCACCATATTAACACACTTTAAACGCTATTCTCTTCCAACACAAACACACATATCAATATAAATGTCCAAAGTATCCGAACCTTCTTCTTCTCCAAATTCTCCTAAATTAAATACATCGCAGCCGGCGCAAGGAAAAAATATACTAAACGACATGGATATTATTCAGTGCGATGATGGTTACATATTTAATCCATACAATCAAGAAAATAGAGAGATTACATTGAGCGAAGTTCAATCTATTCTTTCGTCGTATGGGATTCCAACACAGTTGAACAACTTTGAACTGTATCGTCGAGCGTTTATTCACGCTTCATATACAAAACGACCCCAACTAGAAAATGCGAGAGAAAATATTAAAATCATGCCACAACCCGCAAACTGTATGGCTCTTAGAACAAAATCAAATGAACGCCTCGAATTTATCGGCGATGGAGTACTAGAATGCGTTACAAAGTATTACCTATATCGCAGATTTCCTAAAGAGAACGAAGGCTTCATGACTGAAAAAAAAATCGCAATTGTAAAAAATGAATCGATTGGTAAATTGGCTTATGATATGGGACTACATAAATGGTTTATCATTTCGAAACATGCAGAGGAAAAACATACACGCACGAATCTAAAAAAACTGGGGTGTTTATTTGAAGCATTTATAGGTGCACTATTTCTAGACTTTAATAAAATAACAGTACATGATGAAGGCAAATGGTTTGAGGATGTATTTGTTACCGGACCGGGGTTTCAAATGGCGCAAAAATTTATAGAAGCGGTATTTGAGAGGCATATAGATTGGATATCCCTTATAAAAAATGACGACAATTATAAGAATATTCTACAAGTAAAAATACAGAAGGAATTTAAAACGACGCCTGATTATTTAGAGATACAGCACGATATTGATATGGGGTACACGATGGGTGTTTATTTATGTCTTGGAAAAGAAATATACCAAGTAGATTATAGAAAAGCGACCAACTATGGCGAACTAAAGTCCTTTACAAAAATTCGAGAAATATACGAAGAAAAGGGACACGTTTTAGTGCACTTTGCTTCCGGAACACACAAGATTAAAAAAAAAGCAGAACAAATGGCTTGTGAATATGCACTTCAAAACATTTGATACATTACTATATATTCGTTGTATTCGTTGTATTCGTTGTATTCGTTGTATTCGTTATATAATAACAATATTAACTTATAACAATAATAGAGTTATTTTTATATTTTTTATTATTCTTGTATAATAATAAATATTTGTATAAATATAATAATATAATGGCGGACCAAGAGTATGAAAGTCTAAAATCCCAAATACAAAATTTAAAAAAAAGGTTATCTGAATCGGCGGGTGATATACAACAAGCGAAAGAAATACAAGAAACAATAGATAGGCTAGAACGCAAAGTGGTCTCTTATGCTGACCGCTATAGCTCTGCTGCCGCATCCGCGGCTGAACCGGTATCGCCCGCTCAGGCGGTAGTCACCGATCCGTACATGCAAGCCGAAGACGATGAACCTGTAGATGTTGCTGCATCCGCTGCCGCGGTTAGTGAAAAGCAAAAAGTGGAGCGAGATAACTTATCTGAAAGAGCTAGAGAAAATTTATTACAAGTCTCGCAAGCCCCCGATGTAGAAGCTCATATTCTTCCTAGTAAAAAACAAGGCGTAGACTATGCACAACAAAACATGATACATCAACTTCAAACAACACTCGCACCCGCTTTTGTTTTAGAAAGACTTGAAAAAAAACCTACCCCTACACAACAAACAAAACATGGTGAAACAGCAGACCCACAAAAACCCAAACCTCATGCAAGGCAAAAAGTAAAAATTACATTCCCAAAATATGTTGAGCCTACTGCAGGTGAAGCCGGCATTGAACGCGGTGTCAGTGTAATAAGTAAACGCGGAGAAGACTTGGTAAACCGCGATGATATTTTAGAAAGACTTCGCACCACGTTACATGTTCATGTATCAAAAGCTAGTGAAATTAGTAAAACGCAAAGTCAGCGTAGTAAACTATCGCCAAAACACGCACAATCTTTTATTCCAGATGCCGCCGCATTTGAAGCCGATACTTCCCTAATTACGCGACAAGTTGTCATTATACGAAAACTGCCATCTCGTATATTCCTCACCGAAGACGCATCTCTTGCGATGGGTATGGGTATGGGTTCCGCAGCAGTCGTCCCATCCGAACCAACAAAATTAGGCACAGAAAAGAGCGTAGGAGCAATAGCTTCCTCATCGAAACGCTTCGTTGAAAAACCCACATGGGGATTAGTATCTGAAGAAATAGAAAAAATGGAAATAAAAGGCGAGTTGGTCATGAATCGCTTGCCGCGCCGCCCCTTGCCTAGCGTATCTGCTTCCCATTACTATATGAATAATCGTCAAAAATTTGTTAACTTTATTAACGAACTATTTTTGACGTATCATGACGAGCTTACTAGCCAAAAGGAGCAAATTTCGTGCGACCCTGCCGCAAATGCCGAGTTTTCTCTTTTAACACACCAAAAAATAGTTCGCGATTATTTGAATATATATACACCATATCGCGGTTTATTATTGTATCATGGGTTAGGAAGTGGAAAAACGTGCTCTTCTATTGCAATCGCCGAAGGATTAAAAACATATAAAAACGTTATCGTAATGACACCGGCATCCCTGCGTAGAAACTATATTGAAGAAATGAAAAAATGCGGCGACGAAATTTATAAGAAAAATCAATTCTGGGAATTTATTCCCATTGTTAGCAGATCCGACCCAATGATAGCAACACTGGCTACTATTTTACAATTAAAAGATAAATTCATAACAGAAAATAAAGGTGCGTGGTTAGTAAATGTAAAAAAACCATCAAACTATGTGTCGCTGTCTACTGACGAAAAAGCGAGCCTAGACCGACAAATCGAGCAAATGATAGATGCAAAATATACATTTCTTAACTATAATGGTATGCGAATGAGTCACTTGAAAACGCTATCATCTGACTTTACGCAGAATCCCTTTTCCAATCGTGTACTTATTATTGACGAGGCACATAACTTTATTAGTCGAATAGTAAATAAATTAAAACGCCCGACATCGCTCTCAATGAGATTATATGATATGTTAATGACAGCTGATAATGTAAAAATAATTCTTCTTACCGGAACGCCCGTTATCAACTACCCAAATGAGATTGCTATTATATTTAATATATTGCGCGGTTATATTAAAACGTGGAAGTTCCCTCTTCAAATAGGCTCACGGTCAAAGGTCGATAAAAGGGTACTGTTGAAAATGTTTGAAGGATTAAATACTCTTGATTATATGGACTATAACGACAGCTCGCATGTATTGACTGTAACGCGTAATCCTTTTGGATTTTATAATGTAGACGATAAAGGACAATATAACGGGGTATTGCGTCCATCACCCGAGGGGGAAACACCCAACTTATCGGATACCGATTTTGAGAAACTTGTTTTGAGTACATTAAAGACGCGCGATATTAGTGTGACTCCAGGAAGTATCACGATAGAAACGTTCAAGGCATTACCTGATTCATTGGATGCTTTTCGTTCTTATTTTATTAACGCCGAAACAGGACAAGTAAAAAATATAAATATGTTTCAACGCCGAATTATCGGATTGACGTCATATTTTCGCAGTGCACAAGAACAGTTGATGCCCAAGTATGATAAAGATATGGACTTTCGTGTAGTGGAAGTGCCGATGAGCGATCATCAATTTCTAGCATATGAAAAGGCTCGTAGCGCCGAACGTAAATTGGAAAAGAAGTCAAAGTCGAATAAAAAGCCGGGTTCAAAAGCGTCGGGCGCAGGAGGAGAAGGAAAGGGGGAAGATATATATGAAGACGCAGTATCTACGTATCGTATTTTTTCGCGGTTGTTTTGTAACTTTGTATTTCCCACCGAGATAGGAAGACCTTTGCCAAAGGAGGATGTGGATGTCGAGGGGGCAATACGCGAAGGTGCGAATGAAGAAGATGTTGATGCGATAAAAGCAACAGAAAGATTGGACAATCCGAATGGAGAGCATACGACGGACGAGGTCGAAGAATTGACACAAGAGATATCGGAAAAAATGGATACGACATATGATAAAAGAATAAGTACAGCTTTAACTAAACTGAGGGGTGGAATGATGCGGTTTTTAACAAAAGCACCACAAGGAGAGTTGCAAATATATAGTCCGAAGTTCTTAGCAATGTTGGAAAATATACAAGACCCGAGCCATGAAGGATTGAACTTGATATATAGCCAATTTCGCACATTGGAAGGTATAGGAATTTTTTCACTCGTTCTTGAAGCAAATGGTTTTGCACGATTCAAAATTCGCAAAAACGAATCTGGAAATTGGGTTTGTGATATAAGCGAAGAGGACCAAGGTAAGCCAATGTTTGCTTTATATACAGGCACAGAGTCGGATGAGGAGCGTGAGATAATAAGAAATGTTTTTAATAGTACTTGGGATTATATTCCCGTATCGATTAGAGAACAACTAGTTCCTAAATCGGCAAACAACTTTATGGGGCAAATTATTAAAGTTCTTATGATTACTGCTTCAGGGGCGGAGGGTATTAGTTTACGTAATGTTCGTTATGTACATGTTATGGAGCCGTACTGGCATCCTGTGCGAATAGAGCAAGTAATTGGGAGGGCTAGGCGCATTTGTAGCCACAATGACTTAAAAGAGGAGAGACTCCGAACCGTTAACGTAATGTTATACGTAATGGGTTTTACACCGAAACAAATGAGCGATGATTCGTCACTCGAACTTAGATTAAATGACGTTAGTAAGCGCGATGCAAAGAAACCATTGACGACAGACCAATCGTTGTTTGAAATATCTACCATAAAAGAAGAAATCAATCGTCAGCTACTTACAGCCGTCAAAGAAGCATCCATCGATTGCACGATTCACCGAAATGTCGCGTCGAAAGAGAAATTGAAATGTTTCACGTTCGGTGTAGTCAAGTCTGACAAATTTTCTTATTCTCCATCTATAGACAATGAGGAATCTGACGCATCGGTAGCTCAAAATACAAAAGAAACAGAACTAAAATTAGTAAAAATTTCATTGTCGATTGCCGGTGTTAAATCTGATTATGCGTATGATAAAAGTACGAGTATTGTATATGATTATAACAGTTATTTGGCTGCAAAAGAAATGGGGGGTGAACCATTGATGGTTGGTAAAATAGTGGAAAAAGATGGTAACAAGTCGTTTGTTAAAATGAGCGCTGCGATGGCGGAATCATCTGCAAGCGTGGCGTCGGTGGCTTCAAAACCCAAAAAACCTGAGGGTGGTGTTGCTGTATCAAGAAAGCCGTCAGAGAGCGAAGGAGCGGCGAAACCGTCTAGTATGTCTTCTAAATCTAAAGATAAAAACCCATGAGACGTTACAGATGCGTGAGATTAATCGAAAATCACCCATAATAGAAAATCATACATCATACATAATATATAATATACAATCCTGTTTATTATATGTTATAGAATACATTGTACATCGTGCTATCTTTTTGATAGTAATTCTAAAATTGTATCTTGTGTTTGTTTTATAGATTCAATGTAGTTTTGTATTTTATTTATCTTCTCATCTAATTTCGCATATTCTCTCGAATCTATTGCATCTCTAGTGTTATCAACTGCAAAAGGTTGCATAGTAGTATCGGCGGATATACATTCGTCTTCATAATCTATCATAAATCCATCTAATGGTATTACGTTATCATCTGACTCATACATCGTACCCATATTCGTATCCCCATTCTTACCCATATTTGTTCTTTTTAATTTTGAAAGAAATGATAAGCTATTATTAGTGGTGTCACGTGGTGCGATTGTATCATTTATGGCATGATTTCTTACATCTTTCTCATAAGAAATTTCTTCATTATTATCTTCATTAAATGATACATTTTTTTTATTAATAGTAGACTGTTTGTCTGTCGGGCGTTTTATATCATTTGATCGCTTTATAGCAATAGAAGCATTTAATGCATTTGTAACTGGATCATTAGACCCTGTTATCCATTCTTCCGCACTTTTCGAATTCTCTTTATTTGTAGTCGTTACGAGTTGTTCTAACTCTCGTTGACGAGATGATAAAGCATGGGCTAATAATTTTTCCATTTCATCGCTAGCCAGTTTATTATCATTTAGCGTAGTATCAGAAAAATCAATATTGGTGGGTTTTTTATTATTCAACATGGTATTCATTTCTTCCTGTTTCTCTTTTAAACGACTCTCTAATTCAGACATACGATGGTTTTGTAAATCGTCTGCTCTATATATTTCCTCTATTTTGTTTTTTTTACCACTACCTCTCGCATCTGTCGCATCTATCGCATCTATCGCTTTTGATGACACGGGAGTCATACCAAACCTAGGTGGAACTGGTAATGCTGATGACAATAAATGTTGCTCGCGTGTTTGCCCGTGCGGTTGCCCGTGCGGTTGCCCGTGCTGTTGCCCGTGCTGTTGCCCGTGCTGTTGCCCGTGCTGTTGTGGTTTTTTAAATTTCCCTAATTCTGTAATCATTTTTTTAATAACTGCCTTATTGCTATTAACTATCATTTCCGATGCTTTTTTATTATAATCATCATCGCCTTCATCATTTTTATCAAAAAAAATATCAAACTCTGGTTTCATGGATAAAATAGAAACCTCAAAATGTCGTTTTATATTTTCAAAATAATTATTTGGAATATCATTAAAAACTCCACCTTCTTGTAAAAGCCCCCATATAATGCTTTTATTTTCATTATTTGTAAAATCTGTGAATGACATTTTTTTAATTCGGTTAAAAATATATTACCTTCTCTATAATTTATTATACCTCAATTATTTAATATATTTTACGCGTTATTATCTAAAACGGTACGCGTTTTATTATATTATAAACTAATATAAACATATAAAATCATATAACATAAACTGTATCTACGTCGCCCCATACCTTATCGCATCTATCGGCAACCTGTTATTATAACATAATGTTCAACATAGGATATATTATCCCGATAGTAATGTCATGTCATCTAATATTTTTAGAATTGTTAAAATATAAAACACAAGAAGTGAGTAAAAATATTATACATCTTATAAATGGAATCATTTTTATACTGTGTCATAATTACGACAGTGACATGGTATATATAACACATGTAACAATTGGGTTTTATATATACGACATAATTTATATAGTTGTTAGCATTGTAAAAACAAATAACAAACTAAAACAGCAAGCGCCTTATATTATTCATCATATTTTAACAATACACATATTGCACGATTCATTATATAATCCATATTTTTTGATAATATGGAAAGGATACTCTATTTTAGAAATGTCAAATATGATGTTATATATGTCATACCATGTGCATAAAGAATACAAGAACAATAAACATTTAATATATATTACAGATTTTATTCAGCTTATATGGTACACATATTATAGGGCTATAAAAATTTCATTTTTTTACTATAGTGTGAGACTTGAAATATATGAACAAACAGGAGTCTTTTGTATAATGTTATTTATATTATATTTATTTGGAATATCGTGGAGCTACAAGTTAATTATGAAAAATATCAACAATTACAAATCCTATAAGTTATTGCGTCAATAAATAATTAAGTCGGAATAATTAAGCCGTAAAACATTAAATATTATAAACAAAAAAATATTAAATATATTTTGTTTATATACCATAAAATCACCATTACATCGCATATTCATGGAAAGCAATTATATTATTTTTAACCATTTGGGTAGATTCGGGAATGCAATTTTTAGGTATATGGCGTATATAATGTTACAAAGAGGTAGTACCAATTTTGAATATATACTAGACACCGACTTTTCAAATCTTGAAAGTAAATGTGTAAAAAACACAAAAATTATAAATGAAGATAACTTTTTCGAGTTTATAAATACAGACAATCCAAATAATCCAAATAATCCAAATATATCAAAATTACCGGATAATACAAACATATCCTTGCGAGGGTATTTTCAGTATGATAAAATTTATTTACAAAACAAGAGTTATATTTTGGATTTCATAGAACAACATAAAAATGTTCACAAGGTTAGAACCGACGATGAAACATATTTAACAAAGTACATTGTAGACGACATGTTATTAGAGTCATCAAAACGATATGAAAATGTTATACACATACGTCTTGATGATTTTAATGGAAGACCCGACTTTATAGAGACAGAATACATGTTAGGACTATTTGATAAAATAAAGGATATATTTTACAACAAGACGGCAATCGTTATTGAAACACCAAGGAGTGACAATGATATAAAATATTTAAATACGATACTCGAATGGTGTAAAAATAACAATATACCCATTCCGGTAATAGAATCAAATGATATGTTAACCGATTACAACATTATGAAACAGGCAAAGGTAATAATAAGCTCAATGAGTACTTTGTGTTGGATGGCTGCATATTTTTCAAAGTCATTAGAAAAGATATACATGCCAAACTATAATTTTTTTGATATAGATGATAGAAAAAATGGCTATTTTAAGACGCCTATCAAAAATACAATACTATACGATGTTAAAACAACAAAATTCGCAGATATAAAAGTAGTTATACTGACACTTGAAAAATACCCACACAGAATAAACAAAGTATACGGTATAATAAATAAACTTTCCCAAATAGGGTTACAGTGTAGTTTATTTTATGGTGTAAATGGAGAAGATATTTCAGTTACAAAAACCGAAATCCCAGTATTATACAATTTAAAATATAAGGATGAAGTAAAATATTATGACGCGTCTATAAGAGCGAACAAACAATTTATGACACGAGGTGAATTGGGATGTGCATGGTCACATTTGAATATTTACAAATCGTTACTAGATGACGTGTCAATAGATAAGTATTTAATTTTAGAAGATGATGCGGAAATTGTCGGAAATTTAGAGTATTTATATGAATGTTTGCGCAGTATTCCTGCTGACACCGAGATGTGTCATATCGCTAAATCGGACTGGTTTCCTTTTGTATTGAATGATAAGGTAAATGACATGTGGTATAATATTAATAAATCATATTTTAATAGACTTACTGCCTATATTATATCTAAAAGAGGTGGGCAAAAAATATTAGACTATGCAAAAGACCATATAGACATACCAGCAGATGACTTATTGTCAAATATGTATAATACCGATATGTTAAGAGTATATGTTCCTGCAAAGTATATATTTCATGAACCGGAAAATACAATATCGATAATAGGAAATTTTGTTGGTAAGTAAGTAAAATTAAATAACATTAAATAAAATTAAATAACATTAAAATAATATGTTTAAAAATATGTTTAAAAATATATTTAAAAATATTTTTAAATAATAATAATATGATATTAGGTAAAAAAATACACGCTATGCAACCTACGCAAACTATATACAAGCCACAACATTTTCCAGTTAATAATGCAAAGTTGTTATTTTTCGATATTTTTTATAAGAACAACAAAATATATATGATAATGCCTATTTATAATACACCAGCATCGCCACAATCTATAACCGTAACAATAAATAATAATGTTATACCAATAAAAGAGAGTCACGTAAAAGATTCAAACGAGCCCACTTTAGTATACATTTATGAATATATAACCCCACCAAATAGTATAGTTAAGGTAAATGTCAGCCTTATCGACAACGATATAAAATCATATGAATTGACACATGTATGTATCGACGCGCGCACACATACACATACACATACACACGCAACAAATAATTTCTTAGCGTTAACGACATTATTAAAACACGACTATCATTTGTTTCCATTATTTTATAACTACTATAAAGAACAAGGCGTTGATCATTTTTTTATGTATTATAATGGAGTTATTACACCAGAAATAAGGAAAATGTTCAATAAACAGGATGTTACATTAGTTGAGTGGGATTTTCATTATTGGAATCCGCGCGGAGTAAAATATGTTCATCATGCACAAATGGGGCAAATGCATCACGCACTATACAAATATGGGAAAGACATATACGATTATATGATTTTTTGCGACATGGACGAGTACTTGCATGTTTCCAAAAATAAATTTATTGAATGTATAGCATCCGACGGGTCAATCGATATAAACAATACCCTAAAATCGTTTATAAAACATAACCTCAACATTGATATTTTTGGATTCTGTAATATGTGGTCCAACACAATGAATGGTAATATTCCAAATACGCCGCATTTGCCTAAAAAATTCTTATCTGTAACTGAACCGGTTGAATATCTCGAAAGAAGTAAAAATATTTATAAAGTATCCTCTATAAATACAATTGGAATACATCAAATAGGCTATGAATTTTATAGTACATTGAAAGCTATAACAGACTTAAAAATGTATCATTTTTATAAATGGTCATCAAAAAACCGCACAATAAAAGGCTGTACAAATATTGTAGAGTTAGACTAAAAAATGGACATAGGTTATAGGTTATAAATCTCTATTAAAATATGTATTACGAAATGTTTGCATTTCTTCGTCGGGGAAATCATCGGTAAGAAAATCTTCCGGTTTTTTAGTCCCTTTCAAAATATTAATAATCATGAAAAGAGAATATACTCCACATTCAGTTGGTTTTTTCTGATGTTTTTTTTTATTTTCTATATATCGAAAATCTATTCCAGCAACTTTCCCTTGTTCGGTAATTTTTTTAATTAACTTTTTAATTTCCTTGGATGGTGGAGTACCGGTGCTATCAAAAAAGAATATATATTTCTCTTTTATATTTACAAACATAGATATCCAATGCGAACCAGACAAATAGTGCGGGTCGGTATTAAAAACAAATCCAATTTTATTTCTACCATTTCTGATGGACACATTCAAGTCAAAGTGACACAATTCTTCCCACACACATTCTCCGTACATTTTAGGCGAGTCAAAGTCGATGGGTGCTGCTCCTATAAAATCGAAATAGGGATATTCTTTTTCATATTGTTTCATAACGTTTTCAATATCAATACTATTTAACCATTCATTCGGATTTTTTTTCCAGTCGTCGGGACTTTTCGGTGCAAATGTATAGTTCAACATTTCTTTATCTACACCGGATGAAGCAAAGTTCTGCTTTAACCAACACGACTCCTTATTACATACATTTTTTAAGTGTCGCTTTAAAGATTCCCAAATTTCGCGCGGGTCATTTGTTGTTATCATAACATCCGGATGACGCGCATTCCACAAGTCTTTAAGCTTTATTAACGAGTCATTGCTATAACATGTAAAATCGTTTTCTTGTAGTTTGGGGCTACACTTCAATTTTATAAATCCGTCGGGATGTTTATCTACCGGAGGTGTAGTAGTTTCCGTTTTTTTATTCTTATTCCACCTCCTTACATTCGCGCGACTTGAACTCGGTTTATTATTGTTTTTTATGGTTTTTGACGTACTGGATTGTTTCGATGTTGTGCGTCTTTTACCTCTAAATTCTGATTTAAATTTCATATTTTTATCTACAAATTTTAGAATATTCTCCATCTTTTTTGTTTTCATGACTGCGTATTTTGTAACTACGTATATATTATTTCAATATAATTAATATATACATTATGGCAATTTGATGAAATTATTCATTGATAATATTTAAACAATCAATACTACTATTTTCACTTTTGGTAACCTTGACATCGATTACTTCATTCGTATCTCCCCATTTCACACCATTATTGTTATTATTACCTATTTTATTCTTCGTGAAACCTTTTTTAATATCCTTCTTTTTATATTTCGGATCTTTCAGGTTAAATTCCTTCGTTTGAGGTATTATCATTTCATCTTGTGGGGGTGACGTTTTTGTAACAAAGTTATCCATGGTTATAATTTTTTTATCTACTTGTTTCATAAACAACTTATTTGCTGCATCGATTGACCACCCTTCCATGTGTTCCATGCCCAATTCTACATCCGGCTTATTAGCTAAAACCATACCTTTATAATCACCTTGTATATTATCCATGGTGTCTTTAAATTTAAAATGCGAAATACACAAACGCGCGAATGTGTTGAAAGCATTTATTATAACATCATTTACGGGACAATCGCTATTATTATTAAGATTGTTGTATAAAATATCTTTCACCATTGCGGAAATACGTTTTCTATAAAACTTTTTTTCACTCTTTAACACTGTGTCATGATCCAAATTATTCTTTTTTAAATATTTATTATATGTTTCCGAATTTGCCATAATCTCAAGAGTAATATAGTTAACACTGTCTATTTTATTATTATTTACAAAGTTATGAGATTCCATAATAGGTTTGTTAATATGTTCCTGGTTCTGTTCCATCTATGATGAACATATATAAAATAATATTATTTTAAACACGATTTGTGTTATAAATAATATATAAAAATATCAAAAATATCAAAAATATCAAAAATATCAAAAATATCAAAAGTATACAAACTATTACTTATAGAATTGTTTCTCTTCTTCAGGTTCGATATCTTTGTTCTCGGTTCGAGTACTATTGTTAAAAAATTTACTCCCTAAATTATTGGGATTTGGGTTACAATGGTCGAAGATTTCCTTCTTAAATAAACCAGCATAGGGCTGTTTTACTGGTTTAGGTGGAACATATACATTATAAAGGTCGCTAGTCGATGAAGGCACATATTCCGACTTTTCGCAATTCTGTAGAGCAAAAAACTGACTACGCAGTGTAGACTCAACATTCACATTGTTCGCAAACCCAGACCACGGTGCCATATTATTTCCGGGGTTGAACGTCGTGTGAGGACTAAAAGTTGGATAGTTATTAAGAGGCACTGTTGCTGGCTTACTTTGGTCTAAAATAGGCATATAACCATATTTTGTAGATACTGGCACTTGATAATAAAAAGGTTGAAGCGAAGCTGATGGAATATTTCGGGTCGATATTCTATCATTTATTTCATTTTGTCTTTCATATTGGCACATGTATAGTTTATTTGGAACACCATACATTTGGGATTTATTATATACATGGGAAACTGAATCCATACGAATATACTATATTTACTTATATTACTATATTACTATATTATATTTTGTTATAATATTTTGTTATAATATTTTGTTATAATATTTTAAAAAACAGGTTAAAGATAATAAATAATAATATATATTCAATATCTGCCCATTTCGTTATCATGTGTGGTATATTTTTCGTTCAAAATTTTTTTAATCAAGAGACGCTACAAAATTATAAAAAATGTCTATTGGAAAATATAAAGTCGTATCAAAGCGATTTCAGCAAAATTTCTCATCGCGGACCGGACAATAGTATTTTTTTAAACGACAGACAATTTTCAAATAACTATGCTTGTTTTTGGGGATTCCATCGCCTCGCTATAAACGGACAAACGCCTGAAAGCAATCAGCCATTTTTTATTAAAAATTGTCGTCTTATTTGTAACGGAGAAATATACAACTTTCGCGCTCTTATATCAGAATTCAAACTCGAAGAAGAATACAAAGGCAACTCAGATTGCGAGATTATTATTCATCTATATAAAAAACTAGGTATTCGTGATATGTTGCGGCGTCTTGATGGGGTTTTTGCGCTCGTATTACACGACTATGATACGAATACAACATACGTCGCGCGTGACCCTGTAGGTGTACGTTCACTATTTATTTCAGGACACGATTATACATATAGTAACACCATGATTGTTTCAAGTGAATTGAAAGGAATCAATGAATGTTTTCGACCCAATGCTAAACAATTTCCACCGGGTTGTTATGCTACATATTCTAAACTCGTCAACGGGTTTGACAAGGCGAATACTCCCTTTTTTAATTTTATAAGTTACTATGAAAATGTATCGATTACGCATGATGTTTTGAGAGGACAAACTGAAAGAAGTTACAATTATCCTACGGTGGAGGATACCGAAGAAAACATTTGCGCAAATATCGCCGCCTTATTTGAAGAGGCAGTCGTGAAACGCCTTATGAGTGACCGCAAAGTAGGGGCGCTTCTTTCGGGAGGGCTGGACAGTTCGTCTGTGGTGGCAATTATGTGTCGCCACATTCCTGCAAAAGATTTGAATACGTATAGTATCGGTTTGAAAGGGTCAACAGACTTGGCGTGGGCGCGTAAAGTGGCGGATTATTTGGGAACAAATCATCACGAAGTTTGTCTTACGGAGGAGGAGTTTTTGGGCGCGATTGAAGAGACGATTCGACAAATCGAGAGCTACGACACGACATCTGTTCGCGCGTCAGTTCCAAACTACCTTATCAGTAAGTATATTGCCGCGAATACTGACGACTGTGTTATTTATTGCGGGGATATGTCGGATGAGATTTTCGGGTCATATCGCGGGTTTATGAAGGCTGAGTCCGAGGAAGATTTCAAACGCGAAAATGAACGCATGGTTCGCGACGTTTGTTATTTCGATTTGTTGCGATCGGATAAGAGCATTAGCGGTGCTGGACTGGAAGCGCGTGTACCATTTGCCGATAAAACGTTTCTGCAATATGTCATGAGTATTCCACCGCGCTATAAGATGTTTACCGACGAGCGTATCGAGAAATACATTTTCAGGAAGGCTTTTAGTGGACTATTGCCGGATGATATCCTGTGGCGTAGAAAGGAGGCATTTAGTGATGGTGTCAGCGGACATGAGCGAAGTTGGTTTCAGGTGATTCGAGACTATATCGACACGAAGATAACGAATGAGGACTATAATAAGTATAACGATTTTACGAAATATACAGATGTATATAATGCGCCATACGATAAAGAAAGTTTCTATTATAGAACCGTTTTCGAAAAACTCTACACCGGATGCGAGCAAACGATCCCATATTTTTGGCGACATCCGTTTTGCGAAGAGAAAGACCCATCGGCACGTTTGTTAACAATTTATAAGAGCGAATAATGTTTTACAATAATAAATATGCCTAAAAACGCAATGGTATAGTTAAGCGACTTTCTCCCCCAAGAATATTTTCCAACATCTTTGCTGAAGAAAGCAGCCCCAAATGAGCCCAAAGAAATCAGAACAACTATTAATAACGAAATGTTACCGATATTCATATATAACATGTAATAAAGAAATAAAATACCTATAGAACGAGTAGCCATCGACATGAACCATATAAAATCGCGTAATGTGCTCATATTTAGTTATAAAATAATAAAATATTTTTATTATTTTGCAAGTTGAAAATCATACGCGTATAAAATAATATTATTTATTTTCACATGTACTCTTTCAAAATAACAAGAACACCTGCTAAAGCCATAGCATAGTTAAAAAATTTGGCATGAATGTAGCTATTGGTGTGTGATGATTTACAGCACATCGCAGTTCCTAAAGAACCGAGAGTAATTAACACAATAACAGACATTGGGATACTTACCATGTTCGTATATTGGAGATAAAAAAGGTATAAAATACCAACTACGCGCAGAGCCATCGAAGCATCTTTTAACATTTTATTTATATATTATTATAATATTTTATATTTTTGAAATTACACTTTGAAATAATATTATTTCACATATATTCTTTAACAACAATTACAATACCAACTAATGTAATAATATAGTTAAATATTTTTGGGTTAAAAAAGGCATAGTCATGTTTTGTGTTACATGATATTGCCGATAATAAAGAACCTACCGTAATCATAATAATAATTGACAAAGGTACATTTAATGTACTAACATACTTAAGATAAAAGATACACAATATGCTAAATAAAATTAACGCAGTAGACAAATTCTTTAGTGTAAACATTTGTATTTATTTTATACTACTAAAATATTTTATTATTATTTATTATTATTTTATTATTATATATGTCTGCTAAAAAGAGTCCGGTAGTAGAAAACAATATTAAACACTCTGTTTCTCCTATACGCGATGTGTTGGTAGTTCCGCCTGGAGCAATTAGCACCGTAGAAGAAGAAAGCATGCATTCACATCCCGCGCTTTTAGTAGAACAACGCATTATGTCAGATGTAAAACCTAAAAGTCCTAAAAGTAGTAGCACTACTCCTAGCTCTCATACCACAAATACCGGTAATAATATAGCCGCGCCAATAAAAGAAGACGAATTACCTAAAAAAATCGTCTCGCCATCGCCATCGCCATCGCCATCGCCATCGCCATCGCCATCGCCAAATAAAATAAGACCCCCTGTATTAAAAAAAAGAAAACGAGCGCGTGGTATTAAAACAGAAAATAGAAAGAAAAAAAGAACTAGACGCGCAGGAGGTGGTAAAGGAACGCGTAAAAAATATAATCGTAGCCATAGTCGCCATCGCAGATAATCCCTTAAAAATTCGTACAAATATTTTACCCAAAGTTTAGTAATATATTTTGCTTAATAAATTTAATATAGTTATAGTATATAAAAATAAAAAATGGGTTGTGGTTGTGCTGGCGGTGCTATGGCACAAAGTGGTGGTGGAACTAGAAGACGCAGACATACGCGTCGAAGCGGAACGCGTAAAATGCGCGGACATGGACGCAAACGCGCTTGCAAATGCCCTGGTGGATGTAAGCGTTCTACTTGCCCATGCTATCGTGGACGCTCTAAACCTTGCTGCACTAAGCGATGCAAGTCTCGTGGTCACAGATGCAGATGTTAGGCGTTTAGGCATTTAGCGCGTAAATCGTATTTTGTATTTATTTTATAATTTCCCCTATTTACGGTTATTATAAAAATTGATAAACATAATAAACATAATTTGGTATATACAAACAGAACAGCCACAAAGGTTAACAAGCATAATCATAACTCATAACAGTAACCACCAAACAGCAAATCGCAACCAAATGACATCAACTAGTGAAAAAGAAACAACCCCCAAATACGACACTTCATTCCGTTTATTAGACTTCAATATATTTGACGAAAAACGCGAAAAAGAAGAAGATGTCGACAATGAAGAAGAACCCACTAGGCGAAATGAAGATGACGACAACGACAACGACGACCACCACGGCGAAAAAAAATATAAAAAAGACGAAAGGTTCACAACAATTCAAATGTTCGGTCTAAACGAAAAAGGCGAAACATGTGCCATATTCGTTCGCGACTATCAGCCATTCTTCTACATCAAAGTTGGCGATGAATGGACAATACCCCAAAAGGGTGCTTTTATTACACATTTAAAAGAGAAAGTCGGTAAGTTCTACGAGAACTCTATTTTGGATGCGGATTCGAAGCTAATCAGGAGGAAAAAGTTGTACGGGTTTGATGGAGGAAAAGAACACAAGTTTATTCTAATAAAGTTTAAAAATGTGGCAACGATGAATAAAGTAAAAAACATGTGGTTTAAGAACAAGGGGGGCAAGCAAATTTTGAAGAAAGAGGGTTATATATATTTCAATACGAGAACGGAAATATATGAAGCAAATATTCCTCCCGTTTTGCGGTTCTTTCATGTGCATGATATAAGTCCGTCGGGGTGGATTGGGTTCGAAATGAAGAAGGCGAAACAAATACGTGGTGCAGTGAAAACGACGACATGTAATTATGAGTATGAAATTGCCTCATCTGATATTGTTCCTCTAAATGACAAGGAAACGATTGTTCCATATAAGATATGCAGTTTTGATATTGAGGCGAGCAGTAGTCACGGAGATTTCCCGATTCCTATCAAGACGTATAAAAAACTTGCTACAAATATTGTGGATGTATGTGATGCAATTTGTCGCAAATCTGGTGTGACGACACCCACCGAAGCAATGGTTCATATTACTCCTGCACTTTTGAAACAGCTCATATATACTGCTTTTGGTCATGGACAGCCAGCGCATCCCGATGTCGACCGCATCTATACAAAGATTAAATTGTCGGAACAGCGACTCGCTACATTGTTTGACGTATGGGTTTCGTTGCATATCCCCGACCTCAAAATGAATGAAGCTTTAAAGGAAAGCAACACGATTGAGAAAATGTTTGAAAAAGTTGCTGAAAATAATAAGGCAGCCGAGGAAGATGGCGGCGACGCAGAAGATGGCGATGGTGGCGATGATGGCGATAACGACAATGATGCTCAAGAACAATACGTAGATGTGGATATTGTGGAGAATGAGAATGACGACGACGACTATCACGGAGAAGACGAAGAACAAGGCGAGGACAAAGAAGCAAATCGATTGATGATGGCATACGCGGGTATCTCGCCCGCATCCGCATCTTCTGCAAAAGGAAAACCGAAAAAGGCTACAAAAACGGCAAAAACAACAAAACAACCCCCCATAGAAAAGGAAACCGTTATTCATCTTATTACATCAACCTTGGACAAAATAGACCGCGAAACAAAAATCAATAAGTTGAACCTATCGCTTCAAGAAATATTCCCGCAGGTAGAAGGAGACAAAGTCACATTCATTGGCTCGACATTCCTCACCTATGGCGAGAAACGCCCATATCTTAACCACTGTATCGTTCTCGATACATGCGACGCACTAACAAACGAGGTGGCGAATTCGGAGATACAGACATGTAAAACCGAGCGAGAATTGTTGCTATCATGGACGGATATAATCCAGCGCGAAAATCCGGATATTATCATTGGCTACAATATTTGCGGTTTTGATTTTGAGTTTATGTTTCGCCGATCGCTCGAAAACTCATGCGAAACCGAATTCCTGAAGTTGTCGCGAAACAAGGGCGAGTTTTGCGGGGCGCGTGACTATACTACCGGCAAGATATGTATCAAGGAAAGCAGTATTGTCATTGCAAGCGGTCAGCACGATTTGCGGTATATCGAGATGAAGGGGCGGCTTCAGGTTGACTTGTACAACTATTTCCGCCGCGACTTTAATCTTACATCATATAAGTTAGACTACTGTGCGGGGTATTTTATTGGAGATGGTGTAAAGAAGTTCGAACACTTGCCTACTGGAAATACGAAAGTGCTGAGCTCGAATTTGATGGGTCTTGAAAATGGGAACTATGTGCACTTTGAGGAGTCGAGTCACTCGACGGATACGTATAAGGATGGAGCAAAATTCAAAGTTATGAATGTCGACCTTGCAGATAAATCATTTGAAATCGAGGGACACGAAAGTCCGGATATGACAAAATCGGTTCGCTGGGGGTTGGCAAAGGACGATGTAACACCGCAGGATATTTTCAGGATGACAAATGAAGGACCAGCGGAGCGCGCAATTATTGCGAAATACTGTATTCAGGATTGTAACTTGGTTCATCATCTTATGAACAAAATCGATGTGATGACCGGATATATCGAGATGGCGAAGATTTGCAGTGTGCCGATTAGTTTCCTCGTGTTGCGTGGACAAAGTATCAAGCTCACCAGTTTTATTGCGAAAAAATGCCGTGAGAAACGCACACTGATGCCAGTGATTGAGCGTTCATTCGGAAACGAAAGCTACGAAGGCGCAATATGTCTTCCACCGAAATGTAATCTGTATCTTGACAATCCTGTAGCATGTCTTGATTACTCGTCTCTATATCCATCGTCGATGATAAGCGAGAATTTGTCGCATGATAGCAAAGTATGGACGAAGGAGTTTGACTTGGCAGGACAGCTGGTTCGCGAAACCGGTGTAAAAGATGCGTCGGGTAACTACATATTTGACAACATGGATGGTTACGAATACGTGGATGTAACATATGATACATATAAATGGATTCCGAATCAACGCGGACGCGCGATTAAAACCCTAAATGGTACTAAAATTTGCCGATTCGCTCAACCAAAGGATGGTGTGAAAGCAATCATGCCGACAGTGCTTGAAGAATTGCTTGCTGCCCGTAAAGCTACGCGCAAACTAGCAGAAGCAACCGAAGACCCCTTTATGGCGAATATTTTAGACAAACGACAACTTGGTTATAAAGTAACGGCGAATTCTCTATATGGACAATGTGGGGCGAAGACGAGTACATTTTATGATGTGGATATTGCGGCTTCAACGACGGCGACAGGACGCAAATTGCTAACATATGGTAAAAGGATTGTAGAGGAAGTATACGGGGATGCGAAAGTGGAGTCGAAGAAATTTGGGTTTGTGAATACAAAAGCTGAGTACATATATGGTGACAGTGTTGCGAATTATACGCCGATATATATTAGAGAGAATGGTGGACAAATGAATATCATAAAGATAGATGAATTGGTTGAGTTACATGGGGACGCGGCGGGATGGGTTTATAGCAAAGAGGAAGGTAAAGAGGGAAAAGAATATTGCGAAATGATTCCATCATCGAATATAGAAACATGGTCAGATAAAGGATGGACAAAACTTCATAGAATTATTCGTCATAGACTAGCACCTCATAAAAAAATGATGCGTGTTCTGACACATACAGGACTAGTAGATGTAACAGATGACCATTCGCTTGTCGACATAAACGGTAAGGAAATATCTCCAAAAGATGTTGTTAAAAATAAAACAGAATTGTTACATTTTGAGCACGATACATATAAACACCGCGATGATGTGAGAATAAATCTAGGAGCGAAGGTCGTGATTCCAACATCACAGTATAAGACTGCAATTCAATGGGATAAGCTTAATAGATTTCATGGAAATACACTTTCATTAGACTACAATATTGAAAATGGAACATCGAGTTATATAATAAAAATATCAAAGGATGGCAAAAATAGTCAACAGAACAAAAATCTTGTTAAAAAAATACATGAAATTTCATATCCCACTGATGAATATGTATATGACCTTACTACGGAAAATCATCACTTTGCTGCTGGTATTGGTAATATGATAGTTCATAACACTGACTCAGTATTCTTCACATTTAATCTTGCTACATCGGATGGAACACCAATTCGTGGAAAGGATGCGCTAGAGATTACGATTGAGTTTGCAAAGGAGGTGGGCAATCTTGCTACGAAATTCTTGAAGTCGCCGCATGCGTGGGTATATGAGAAGACGTTGATGCCGTTTTGCTTACTTTCGAAAAAGAGATATATTGGCATGCTATATGAAGACAAACCGGAAAAACCGAAGCGCAAAAGTATGGGAATTGTTTTGAAGCGCCGCGATAATGCGCCGATTGTGAAGGACATCTATGGAGGCGTAATCGATATTCTAATGAAAGAACAAAATGTGGAGACGGCAATTAAGTTTCTAAAAACATCGCTACAAAATTTGGTAGAAGAGAAGGTTTCAATGGATAAACTTATCATATCAAAGTCGCTGCGAAGTGGCTACAAAAATCCAGCACAAATTGCGCATAAAGTATTAGCCGACCGTATGGGTAAACGAGACCCTGGCAATAAACCAAGTGTCGGAGACCGTATCCCGTTTGTATATATTCAGAACCCCGATAAGAAAGCACTACAGGGCGAAAGAATTGAACACCCCGACTTCATCTTGGCGAATAAAATTAAACCGAATTATGCTTTCTATATTACGAATCAGATTATGAAACCGATACAACAGGTATTTGCGCTTGTGTTGGAGAATATTCCGAGTTATAAGAGACAAGTGCCGGGTTTGAAGCGGACGATTGATGGGTGGGTTGATAAACTGAAGGACGAATCGAGTGATGAAAAGATAAGGAAGAAGATAGCGGATATACGCAATAAGGAGGTGAAAAAAATCCTGTTTGATGAATATTTGATAGAGATAGACAATGTAACAAAAGGGAATCAGAATATAATGAGTTTCTTCAAGAAGATGCAATGATAATAAAATATTATAGGTTGATTATATTTATATGATTATAGGTATAGGTATAGGTTTTTACAATGTAACATACCGCAATGCACTTGTATATAATTTTTTTTTGCCACGACTACTTGTTCCGATAGGCACACCGGCTTTTCTATCCAGACTGGCTAGAGTATCATCAAGTTTAAAGTTGTAATCTTGTATCCATTCATCGTCTGTTGCTGTCATCCATTTCCCATTATCAAATGTATTCTCTAAAAATACATCTGGTAAATAGAATGCCTCTGTGAGGAGTCCATGCCATCCGCGTATGAATCGTTCTGGTGGCGTAGTATTATCTATATATAAATAAGTAATCGTACAATATTTTATAGGCTCGTGTGTATTACGTCCACCAGTCAAGCGACTAAAAGTTTTTCCTTTTTTTACAACGTCTGCGATAATTTCTTCTTCTTTCCTTTTAGACCATTTTTTATTTTCGAATTTCATCAAATCTCTCGAATCTGTATCGCCTCTAGTTTTTAAATCTCTAGATGCTCCATTAAACCATTCGCCTAAACACTCGCGAGCTGTCATGGTTGTATCATAACATGTAACAAATATTCCATCGGGAAGTCTTCCACTTTCTACTACGTGTTCTTTGCGTAATAAAAAAGATAAATAACCCACTCCTTGTTTACCCGGACTACGCGTGCGCCCAACCCATTGAAGAACAGGTCGCGCGGTCGATGGTAAAAAAGAATACAAACGCACAAATGTGTCGCGATGGTCAATTATATCAGTACATTTTATGGGAGGGCTAGGTGTGTTTCTACCGCTACCTAGTGCATTATGCAAAATTGCATTTGCTGCACAGTTTTCAGCTTGATACGCAGTTTGTAAATCTAAAAAATGAGAAAAATCAGCAGACACAATTACAAGAGATTTTTTGTATTCTTTGGTCGAAAGCTTCGGTAGTGTTTCTGTTACAATATTGTAGGGTATAAATGTTATACTTTGCGTATTTATTTTCCATATTTTTTGGAAAACCGTTAAACATGCTTTATATGGGACTTCATATTCGTGTGCTATTTTCTCGGTTTCCGTACCTGTATCGGTAGGATTTGCGGGGTAAAAAAGAATATACACTGTTGAAAACTTTTTTACAGGCTTGAAACGCATTGTATGCGCAATAATTTGTCCCGTATATTTTGTTCCCGCGTGAGGAAGTACGTAACCATTTAAGTCATTTAACTCTATTATAGAAAAAGAGTTAAAATGTTTTAGTATGTCCGATTCATTAAACCACATATTGCGATATGGCTATGTGGGTATGTGGGTAAAATGGATAAAGAAAAATAATATATATATATACTCAGTATATTATTTTTAACACAAAATGCGAGACAAATTATAAATAAAAAACAATAACAATACGAATAACAATACGAATAACAATACGAATATTACTTTTATTTATACAACGAGTGATCACCCCATCATTCGTCGAATAATATATGTTCCTAGTGTAACCCACATTGTGGTAATAATACTTGAACCGCTGCTAATCACCCATCTCGTAGCTACACAGTGGGGTGATGTAACCATGAGTGGAGACAGAATGAACCCCAGTGGGGTAAGCGGTGCACAGTACCTTGCATACAAATGAATTGCCAAATAGTGTAATGTAATCCACATGATATAGTAGCCAAACAACGAATATATTATTTTAAACAGCCACCAGAGGAATAACGTCGTTTTCTTTAGCATAATCCACAAAAGGCATGTATATTTCTTGAATATAGAATAACAATCTATAGTGGGTAAATCCTTCCAGTGAAATATATCCAAATCATTCACGCCATTTTCATCATTGTCTGGGTACATAAAGAATGAGCTTGACGGCATTTAATGTGCTACTTGTTTGCAGTTACGAATTTCTGTAGTTATATTTGTAACTAATTTATAGTTCAATTTTCTGTAACGTTAATCTACTTCTGGATAATGATAACCATTGCTTTGATTATTATCGTTGTCATCGGTATCGTTGGGAACACTCGTACCAGATGTAGTATTCGCGGTATTTGTTGGATTTGTATCAAAAATACTTGTTGGTAATGTATCGGCAAGAAGTCTTTCGATTTGAGGAATAATAAATGTATTATTCTCTGAAGTTTGTCTATTTATCTCACTTGTGGGTAAGTCAAAAGAAAACATGATAGAGTCATCGCTCATATTATCTATTGAAAGGTTATTAAACTCATTGTTATTATTTTGCATGAGATTGTTAAATATATTTGATATATCAATGTTGGCAGGATTATAAGGGTTATTAGTCGTCGTCGTCGTCGTACCTGTTCCGCTGTTTGCACTAGATGCTGTCGGTGCATCATTTTCATTACTATTATTGGTATTATTTGTATTTGTTTGAGCCGTTTCTGTTATTACAACGTTGGACCTACACAAAGGACATGTTGAATTTGTTTCAAGCCACGTCATCATTCGAAAAGGAACAAAACAGTGTTTACATTGTTTTAAAGTCAAAACGACAGACTCGGGTGTAAAAGTTTCTCTTGTGATGGGGCACTCTGTATTTACAACATAGTTGGAGGGTATTGAACCGTACATTAGTATTTCGGTATTTTCTTCTACTTCAGAAATAGTTAATCCACCGTTTCTTCGTCTATTTAATGTAGCGGTTTCCGCGGTAGGGTTGAGTAAAACACTTCGAGGTATCGAATAAAAAACACTACTAATATCAAATAGAGACCTTCTTGGTAATCCTGCTCCGATTGTAGTTCTTGTATTATTATTATTATTCATTTCTCTTGAATCTCTCGCATCTCTAACATCTCTAACATCTCTAACATCTCTAGCATTTATAGTAGTCTCAGGGAAAAGACCACGGTTTGTTACCCCACCATCTCTTTGCCTACCTAGTATGTCATTATTTGGTGCATTATGAAACCCACGGGAATCACGAGACTCTTCCAAATCATTATCATTATCATTATCATTATCATTATCATTATCATTATCATTATCATTATCATTATCATTATCATTATCATTATCATTATCATTATCATTATCATTATCATTATCATTATCATTATC